ACCTTCGGCCTTCACGACTTCAAGGGCTTCGGAGAAGTTGGTCGGCTCTTTGACCTCTTCGGTCTTGGCCTCGACGGGAACCGCAACGGCCACGGGCTTTGCGCCGAAATTGGTGACGAGCGATTTGATCTCCGCGAGTTCGGCGGCGAGCTTCGCGCTCATGTCTTCTTTCTCCTCGTCGGCTTCGGGCATTTCGCCTTCTTCCATTTTCGGGGCTTCCTCGTCTTCCGGCTTGTATTCCAGCGCGGCAAACTTGGTGGAGGTTTCGGCCATGAAAGCCTCAAACGCGCTCAACTTGTCGTTGATCGGCGCGAGGGCAGAGGCGAGGGCTTCGGCAAATTGCTTTTCGTCCATAGCCTTTTTCTCGCTGTCAACCTTAACGCTAAACAGGCCCGTGGGATTCGCGGCGGGCGCATCGACCAGATCGGCGCTGTAAATCTCCGTGCAGCGGGCAAAGACAATATCGTTGTCGCTCTCTTCGTGTTCGCCCGTGAACGAGATCGAAAGACCGAACGTATCGGGCATAAGCTCGGCCATCTCCAAGATGCGAGCGGTCGCATCGTGATTCTTGAGCAGGAACAAATCGGCGCGTAGCTGATCGCCGTCGATGCGGAAGTTTTTCAGCGTGCCGACAATCTCGTTGAATCCGGTATAATGATCCGTCTTCACCTTCAGCCCGCCTGCGTAAGTCTCGGCGGCGGCTTTCACTTCAACCAACGTCTGCGCGTCGATTTGCAGTCCGTGGCCTTTGGCTTCGCCAACCGTAATGACGCTAACGTCAGAAATGGTTGCAGCCTGCGCGTCGATCTGTCCTTGAAGAACAGCGAAGTCGGTCTTGGTCATGCAAGACGCAATCTGTCAAAAGGTGGAGGCGGGGGGCTTTCACCCCCGTGCCAGACTCCGCAGAGTCGGTCGAAGCAATCGCCCCCGTTAAAGTTTAGCCTTCATCGTCATCGACGGCATCCATCTGTGCCGCGCGGGCCGCAGCCCATGACGCGCCCGCATCGCCGCCCCACAAGGCCCATGCGATACGGCCAGCGGACGGATAACCGTCCTGCCCCGGCTTAAATCCTTCGCCCTGCTTATCGACTTCGTGACGGGCAAAATAGCTATTCATGCGGCGGATCGTGTCCGGTGAAAGATTGGCGCGGTTCATTAGATCACGCGCGCGGGCTACTCCGACTTCCGTTCCGCCGCGTCCGTATTCCTCGCGCCACTCAAGGCCGCGCTTGGCCTCGACCGCGAGAGCGGCGGTTGGCTTGAAGTTGATGTGCGCGTATTTTTTGGGGATCGCCAGTTCGGTCTTGGCCTTAAACTCTGCCTCCCTTGCCGCCTCGCGGATCGCGTCCGGGGTAATCGTGTCCGCTTCGATATTGTCGAAAATGCGGTCGATGACGGACGAAGACACAAGCGGGAAGGCGGCGGCGGCAATGGCTTTTGCGGCTTCTGCCGTAATGATTCCGCTCGCCACGGACTGCGCCAGTTCAAGCAACGCCTGCACCTGTGCGCCGTTGAGCGCGGTGTCCTGCACAGTCTCGGCGGTCGCGCCGTCTGGCAGTTCGACTTCGCCATCGACCGCAGCCGTGACGGGCGCGCGGTTCGGATCAGTGGCAACGGATTCGATTCCGCCAGAGATTTCCGCAGGCGACACATCCATTTCTTCGGCAAGCTCGCGGATATACGCCGCCTCCTTGGCGCGCTGTCTCATGCTGGCCTGCCAATCGTGGCCTGCCTCGCCGTAGAGTTCGGCGGCGGTCGCAAGACCCATGCGCCAGAGTTCGATGTCGGCGCGAGCGTCACGGCCCGCGTCGATGCTGACTGACCCCGGCCATTGCCATTGACCGAGTGTGACTTCGGGGCGGTTCGGCAGGAGGCGCTTTGCGGCGGCGTCCATCAAGGCAAGGCGCACGACTTTGTTCAAGAACTGCGCCTCTAACTGATAGCGCCAGAAATCAAACGTGCGCTCGGCTTGGCGAAGGTCTTTGCGCGCTTCCGGGCCTGCGCTGGTGCGGTCGAGGATAACGCGAGCGGAGGCACCAAGGGCGCGGCACATTCGGTTCTCCAAGTATTGCACGAAGTTGGCGAAGGCGGCGGCAGGGCGGTCGCCGCTCTTAAACATCTCCATCGACTCGCCTGTGTTAAGGTAATTGATGCGCCCCGGCTCCAGCGCCGTCAGCTTGATCTCATTGCCGAATTGATCTTTCTCCCCGCGCAGCACGGAAGCAAGTTCCTCGTCCGCGCCGTATTCGGTCTTGACCACGCCCGCTTGTGAGGAGGCCCACCGCGCGGCGAGCTTTTCGTATTCGATTAAGTCGGCTACGTCCTGCGCGTCATCGAGCATCGGAGCGAGAACCGAGCGGCCCCGGTATTCGTCGGGGCGGGTGAAGTTGGCGATGTGGCAAAAGTTCTCCGCGTCGATTTCCTCAAAGTTCAGATAACGCCCGGAGCGGTCGCGCTCATAGACGCGGTATTTCAGGGGACGCCCGCGCGGGTCGATCTGCACCCCGCCGATATAAGCCGGGTCGTTAAGGTCGAGGTCAATGTCGCGCCCGATCCGGTCAGCGGTCACAGTCTGAAGTTTGAGGTCATCCCCGTCGCGGACAAGGATCACACCGCAATCGCCATCGACCAGCACAGCGCGGAAGACGAGTTGCGTGAGGCAAAGAAGCGAATGGCGTCCGGTCAAGTCGCAGTTGGCGAACCATTGATTCAGATACGCCTCAACGTCTTGGTCGAGGGCCGTGTCGCCCGTGCGAGCTTGGTAGGAAAGCGTGCCTGCCGTGTGAATGACGAAGTGGGTCAAGATCGCCCTGACCGTAGAGAAGTTATCGTCCAAGTCGCGGGCGCGATTCATTAACCTGATGCGCTCAGTCGTTCCCCCGATCTGCTCGGCGGGCATATTCTGACGGGCCTGCGGGCGGGCGCGGGTAATCTTGGCCGCGTCGAAGCGTGAGAAAGCGGTTAGCTTCTGGCGGGCCACTTCCCGGCGCAGGGCCGCGCGGGGGCTGAACAGGGCGATGGTCTGGTCAACAAGGTTCATTATGAGCGGACTCCCGCAAAGGAGGTGTAGGTCGTGCGGCGGCGGCTACCAGAGGAGCGGTCGATGGCGGCAGTGATGTCGCCAAGCGTGTTCCGCATCTCGGTCAGATTGGCGCGGGACAGGCTGCGCCCGCCGATGGAATAGCTGACGCCATTAGTGGCAATCGCTTTGATGGCGGCGACATACTCATCCCGCAACTCGGTAAGAGTCGCCACGGGTAAGCCGTAAAAGTCGGAACGCGCCATGCTTTTGCCAAACTGTCAAAGGCCAAGCACTCGCAGGATGACCCGACAAGTAGCCTCGACCGACCAGACAAAGCCCAAGGCGGCGAAGCAAAACAGGAAGATCGGGATTGCCATGCTCCCGCGCGGTTGCTCGTTCACAATCCAAACTCCGTCTTGAGTTGCATTGCCAGTTTCGCCAAGCGGTCGAACTCGTAGAGGAAGTCTCGGGCCGCGTCCCGCTGCCACTCGGACGGCAAGCGGTATTGCGTCTTGAACGAAAGCGTGAAGGGCGGGCGATCCTTCTCCCCTTCCCCGCCTTCGGCCTTTGGCTCTGGTTCGGGCAGGATGCCTGTGATTCGGTAAGCGTCATTCAGCCCCTTCGGGTTCTCATTCAAAAGCGAATCCAGATTCGTTTTTGCGAGCTTCATCCATTTTTGCAGAGTGCGGATTCCGCGCTCGCCAGCGTTAGCCTCAAGCCATTCTTGAAACTCGCCGTGCGGCACGACTTCCTTTGCCTTGAGGCAGACGGCTCCCGCGTTCCATGCGTGACGGATAGCAAGCTCGGCCCCGGCTTGGGCAAGGGCCGCGCAGCGATCAGCTTCGTCGGCGCAGCGTTTTAGCTCTGCGGCACAAGTGTCTGCATCAATGCAGAGCGCAAGGTCGAGAGACGGTTGTATGAGTTGGAGTTCGGTTGTTTGCATAATTTTTCTTTTCGTATTTGATGAACCCGCAGGGCGCGGGTTCGATATGACTCGCGGGCGGTGTCAGACTTCATGTGTCGCGCGGTAGGGAGGTCGAGATCGTCTTTGATCGAAACGATGACCTTGGAGACGGCGGCACGGGTCACGCCGTATTTCCGGGCGATCTCGGTCTGGCTTTCCGGTTTCCTGTTTATGACCGCCAGATAACATTCCGCCTTCATCGCGGTCTGCCGTGTCTGCGAGTTGGTCAACGCTTGCAGTAAGCGAATCGCCGCTTCATCGCCAAAGGTGCGCGAGGCTTGGCCCCCGCCCTCCTGCGCTTCGTAGTCCTTCCAGAACTCCTTAAAGACCTCCAGCGACCACCAATCAAGCAGGGCGCGGAAAGACGCAAGCTGCGCGGGAGCGGCTACGCGACAGCGTGCGTCGAGAAATAAATCTTCCGCCGTATCGTGCGGCAGTTCGGGGCCGCAGGATGCTTCGTTATAGTCGGCGGGGTCAGCGTGTTTGGAATCGTGGGTTATCACGACTCCGGGCGGCACGTAGGCTCATGGGTGCGGAGATTACCACAAACCGGAAATCGGTCAAATGAGGGCAAAAGAAAACCCCGCCTTTCGGCGGGGCTTCTTTGAGCGGCGAGGCGATCAGCCTTGTCTTTCCGATTTGGCGTCGATGGCAGCATCAATTCGTGCAAGCAGGACGTCTTTGAATTTTGCGTTAAGTGCAATGCCATTGATTGGATCGCTCCACCAAATGCTTCCGCTGTTCCACCCGCGGTTTTTGCGGCTACCAATACGGATGCCACGATATTCCCAATGCGCGTCAAACCCTGCTCCGACCCGCTTTGCGCGTTCGCGCGGCTTGCCGTAAATGGCTGCGCGTTTTTCGCGCGCGTTCATGTTGAGCGACAGCCTGCGCGCATCTTCCGCTGTGGTGTGTGTAGTGCTCATGATTAGTCGTTCCAAAACCAGCCATTGTTGCCAGCACCGCCATCAACAACGCGATGGCGCAGCAATTTGTAGCCATCGGGCTGCGCCTCTTTGCCCGGAAGAATTTTGTCTTCTGGATCGTAAACATCGACATAGCCGTTGTAGCCGCCCTCCTCTTTGATTGCGCGAGAGGACAAAGCCTTCATGGCCGCACTCATTGAGGAGAAGTAGCCAACAACAGTTTCGTCTATGCTTGCCCGAAAAGACCGCGCGACAGTGGTGTTCTCCGCGCCCGTTGTTGTGTTCTGTGTTCTCATTACGCGTTTAATTTAAGGCAACCGCTTGTCTTTGTAAAGGGAAAAATTCATCTTTTTTTTCATCTTTTTTTTAACCCCTCTAACCCCTTGAAAACAGGGTATTTACCCTGTCGCCCCCTTGCGCTGCAACGCCCGGAGGCGGCGAACCTCCCCGGACTTCTTCCCCGCTTCGCTGTAATGCGCCTTGCTGCGGGCCTTGGCCTTGCCTGTGCCTGCCTGCCCGCCTCTGCGCCCAAGGGCGGCGGCGGCTTTGCTGATGTCGGTTTGTTTGCTCATACGGCGTAAGGGCTGGCGGTCACGATATACTCGTCGCGGTCGAACTCGACCACGATGATGTTCTGCGGCTCGGCCTCGTCAAGCACGGGCTTAGGGGTGGCGGGGTTGATCGGGAACGGGATGATCTTGTCGGGTTTCATGCCGCCTCCCCGTTTAAGTCGATAGGCAAGTCAAGTTGCGGGTCGGCGGCTTGGATGCGGGCCAGTTGCACGGTGTGCGCGTGACGAATGATGATCTCGGTCAGCTTGAGGGCGGACGGGAGATCGTAGTCGTGCTGCTCGTTGAAGTGCGCGGCGGCGTGTGCGATTTCGGTGATGTTCATGCCGCCTCCTTGTCCTTGGCGAGACGCCAGCCCATGTTGTAGTTGGCGCGTCCGACTTCGGGCGCGATCTTCAAGGGCGCATCGTAATACGCCATGATGTCCTTGCCAGCGAGACGGTCGGCAAAGCCGCGCTCCCGCTGCTTGTATTGCGCGCGGAGGAACTTGGTCATGCCGCGTTCCGTGAGTCGCGCCGTGTATGGATTTGATGTGTTCATTGTGTGTTCTGTGTTCGGTTCGCTTTTGGCGTCCCATGCCGCCCCCGACTTGCGGGGGCGGGAGGGAGGTCAGTCGATGCTATCCAGTCCAGCCTGTAAGTTGAATCGGTGCGGGCTTGGTGGGCTGCTTGCTGCCTTCCCACTTGTTGTAATGCTCGTCGGTTGCTGCGTCGATAAGCGGACAGACGTTGTAGTCGCTGGCTAACTCGCCGGGGCTGTTGCCATAAACAAGGTAGATGACCTTGTTTTTATTTTCGGGCGTGCGGACTGTGAGCCACGCCTCGTCGCACGCGGTGCAGGATTCAAGGAATAGCTCGATGTCGCGCTGGTCAAAGTCCATGCGATATTCGCCGTTATCGACGCCGCAGATTTGCAGGCCGTGTTTTTGCAGCGACTCCAAGAGGCTGCGGGTTTCTGGTGTCCAGTCGTTGATGTATTTGCTCATGGTTCTGTGTTTGGTTGGTTGTTCGATTAGTAGCCGCCAGTGAATTCCAGCGTGAAGGTTCCGCTGTGTGCGTCCTCGACTACGTTAAAGACGGCTGTGCTTTTGGGGATGAGGGCGGCGATGAACTCGGCCAACGCCTCGGCGGTTTTGAATGTGATGATTCCTTGGATGTTCATGGTTTGTTCTCCGGTTAGTAGGTGAAGCCGATGAAAACGTAGCGATCGGCCTTGACGAGTTTGCCGTTGGAAATGTCGGAGCAATCCTCGGCCCAATAAGCGCGAGCGGAATAGTCATACGCTCCGAGCTTCCAGACTTTTGCGGTGCGCTTGTCGCTGAGTTTGAAGTATTCGCCGCGCGGAAGTTCACGGATCGTTTTCACATCCGTCTCTCCGGTTGCGTAGTAGTTGTCCACGGCGGGAACCCCGTGGCCGTTTGTGTTCTGTGTTCTCATTACCCCGACAATTTAAGACAACCGCTTGCCTTTGTAAAGAAAAAGTTTCGCCTTTTTTCATCTTTTTTTCACCCCCCTAAACCCCTGCAAATGACCGAGTTACGGGGTTGCCTTCTCTTTGGGACGCTCGGCGGCGGGGGTCAAGACCTTGGCCAACAGCGCGGCCACGACCTGCATTTTCTCGCAGTCGCGCAAGTGATTGTCTTTGCCTTTAGGCACGACCCATTTGTATGACACTGCTCCGGTGGCAGCGTTGCGGACACGCTTCTTGACGGTGCTTGCCATGTGCTGATGCCAATCAACCGGAAAGTCGCGCGGGAACTCCCATCGCGGCGGATCGGTTCGGCGCAACGCGGCAAGGATGTCTTCGCAAGTCGGGGCGCTGAACTTGATGACCGGACAATTCCTGCGCGGCAAGGTGCCAGCATCCCATCGTCCACCGCCCGCAGGATCGCCGCGCTCTGGCTTGGCATAGGCTCGCTGCACGCGCTTACCGCCGTCGATCCACGTGAAGCTCTCGTTGTCCGATCCGCGCAGGGAAACCCATCCGAAGCGGCAACACATGAAATAGACCTCGCGGGTGGCGAAGGCGCTATCGACAAACACACACGGCTGGCGAATTTCATTCTCGGCACGGATGCGCTCCAGATCATCCCAAGTCTCGATGCGCCCCGCCCATCGGCCCCGGCTGCGCCCGTCTTTCGACCAATCACGGATAACAACCCAAAAGTGC